TCGGTCGCCGGTAGCTGATGCAGCGCCTTGGTTGCCGGTAGCTGATGCAGCGCCTTGGTAGCCGGTAGCTGATGCAGCGCCATAGTCGCCGGTAGCTGATGCAGCGCCTTGGCTGCCGGTAGCTGATGCAGCGCCTCGGTAGCCGGTAGCTGATGCAGCGCCATAGTCGCCGGTAGCTGATGCAGCGCCTCGGTAGCCGGTAGCTGATGCAGCGCCATAGTCGCCGGTAGCAATCTTTTCCTTTACCCACTTACATTTGCTGAAAGTGAACTTGATTGCCGCATCAACAATGCTTTTAATACTTAACTCTGCTCCTATGTGGATTTTTGAGCAAGCAATTTTGGTATCATCCGTATCAACATCCATATCCCCGCTTCCTTCAACTTCATGGAACTTATTCATTCCAATGTATGCAGGAGGGTAATAGCCAAATACATCTAAGGGATGAAGACAATAGTGGAAACCATTACTACAAGCGCTTATATCACCTTGTTCTTCGTAATCTTTTCCCTCTTCATATTTAAAACCCCTGCAAGTCATATCAGAATTGAAGCCTTTGAACCCCTTTATCTTACTGAATTCTTCCGGGATAGTAACATTATCAGGAAGGTTTGCTCTGAGAGCCATATATGCCATATAACTTGTATCAAACCCCGCTATTCCCGTCCCAATGGCGGTAAGAAGAAACTCCTTTTCAGGATGTTCGTTGGCAAAATTCCGCAAGTTACCCAAATAGGTTATCAAATCTTCTTCTGTGACTTTCTCCATATCTTCATTCAGCGTAGGAATAGCATAGGATTGCCCTTGCAATCCTTCGGCTTGTCCCATGATTGCACCGAATTTCTCAACTGCTAATCTGGCTGCTCCACCGGCATGGTTACCGTTCATATTACTGCCAAAAACAAATATTTGATTCTCTTTAAGTTCCTGAATATTTTCAGGAGTAAATTTCTTTTTCATATTTATATTGTTATTAATTGGTTTCAAGAAAAACCGGACTATCTTCACAGACCGCCCGGCTACGACTAAACAAATCCTTCATCTGTAGTGAAGATGTTGCGACACCCGGACTCGAACCGGGACGAGTTGTCAAGCTCCGCACATCTAAGGTTTGACATTCCTATCATAGAGTGCTACGTCTACCATTCCGCCATGTCGCAGTGTTTCCCGACCAGCACGTGGACGGGACTGTTTACATTAAAAGCTATCATGAATTATCCACCCTTACAGGCTGTTTCTTTGTCATTAAACTCTATTTTTCCATTCATAAGAAATGGAAGCATTGAATCTCTAAGTTCTGCAAGAAGTCTATTCTCTTCATTATTTAAGTAATAAATATGCTGCTTATACATATTCATGAAAAAAGGCATGATGCTCGATAATATTTTTTTATCTGTATTTTCTATGCAAAATATTTTTGAAGCGGAAGATTGGATATATTTGTTTTCAATAATTTTCTCTTTTACTTCGTAATTCTTGAATGATGCAAAACTTTCATTCATCGCCTTTACTACTTCATTAGATGCTTCACACGCTCTTATAATTTCTGTAAGCCCCAATTTCTCAGCCCACACTTTATTAACCGTCACTTTTATTACATTACGTTCACGGATAACACGGTTAATATCTGCTATAATAGCATTAAAATCACGATGAAGTGTACCTTCCATATAAATTGGAAGATATGGGCCAATATCAAGATTGTAGTTATGATTCAAAAGCTCCTCTATGGACACTTTCTTTGAATAACCTTCCTGTTCCTTATGTAGAAGTTCACATATAGCAACCAATTGTTCGTCCGAAAAGGTGTTAAATTCCTTTTTATATATACGATTATAGTGTGATGCTTCACCTTCTCCACGCTGTTCCCGCACTTCAACAGTTTTCATTTGCTCCGCATTAATCAGCATCACATCTTTACTCGTTTTCTTCTTATCAAACAAAAGTATGCAAGTCGCTACAGAGGTAGACTCAAACATCTTTTCCGGCAAAGAAATAGCAGCTTGCAGCCATCCCTTCTCAATAAAGTATCTCCTGCACTCTTTCTCTTCTTTGCTTGTAAGCACACCTCTGGGAAGAATCAACGCACATCTTTCACTCCTTTGCAAGCAATGCGCCACAAAAGAAAAATTACAAGTGTATTTCTGAGGTAAAGCTTTAATTATATTTTCAGATACAGGAACTTTTAAATTAAATGGCGGGTTGGAAATTGCTACATCCGCCTTTAAAAGCTCCATTTCTGAGAACATTAACCGTTGAACAGATGAATAAGTAGAGCCTTTAATTGTTCTGTATGAACAAATAACTTTTCCTGTCAGAATATCTTTATTGATAACCGTTGCCTCAATATTGCGAATACATAAATTAAACAGAAGAATAGGAATTACTTTTTCGTCTAACTCTTCGCATACGAATTTTAAATTTGGGTTGATACTCCATTTTTGAATCGTAAGTGCACCGGAACCCGAACAACAGTCATAAACTATTTTTTCTGACGAAGTACAACTTAAATAAGCAACAAGTTTAGCGAGGGAAACAGGAGTATAATCTTGCTTTTTTTCTTTTCTGTCAGCATGGTAAAATTGATAGACTTTTTGAAGCCAATCAATCTTTAAATCCGGGCACAACTCCTTATACTTCTCGAATAGCAAAGGTGCGTTCTGAGAAAACAAGGAAGACATTATTTTATCTGGTAATGTACTAACATTAACACATCCAAATAAATCACAAATCTTATTGGTTAATTCTTTTAGTTCCATATAATTACGTTTTCGTTCCCGTGAGCGTTCCGATGTTAAGCCTTACCACTCGCCTTAGGGTGAGCCACGGGATTATATATAATAAGCGTGTACGGGCGCCTTTCATTACCACCGCATACTTTATACCGATTTAAGACTGTATCGGACGCTTATGTTGTCTTTATGACCTTTGTCTCTTGCGATACGGGCGCCCAAACCGCATACTCTCTACCGTAGGACATTTCGGTGCGAAGAAACAATCACGATAACCAAGCCTATACGGAGTCCCCGCGTTTCCGCTATCCGTAATCCTCGGTTATATTGAAATAAGTCTAAATATCAGATACTTAAACCTTATTTCACATTCAATACGTCAAAGAACTATGTATTTTGCTCCCTCTGCACGACTCGAACGTGCGACCTTCGCTAACCGGAAATTACCGGATACTAAACCTTCGAACAAGTAACCATAGCGATGCTCTGCCTGGCTGAGCTAAGAGGAAGGAGCGTTGTTCACACAACGCGGTTTCTTTCTATGAACCTTTCAATGCTTTTCAAGTCGTACCAAATGGTACGTTTGTTATATTGGGAAAATGATATTTCAGCATTGTTCCTTAGTTTTTCCAACAGTTTATCACTGCATCCTAAGTATGCCATTGCTTCCTTAGCGGAAAGCCATAGTTTGTTGACCGGCTCTACCTTTCCTACAGATTTCGTTCTTCCCATAACCTACCAACTTAGACTGTCGTAATATTCTTTGTTATTTAAATAAGTCTTTACGATTTGAGTATCGCTACAACCTTCGCCGAGAGAATCTACAATAACATTGTAAGCCGTTTCCGTCATGTTGTATATGACTTCCTGATTATAATCTGATTTGCCTGCGATGCCAAGAAAGAATAAGAAACCGATAAATCCTATTGCAAACATGGCTGTCTGTTTTGATATTCTGTTGATATTCATAAGGAAATTTTATTTAATTCTTGTTACTTCTGTACCATAAAAAGTCGGTTTTACATAAAACGAATACCCTTTTTTTGACAACCGAGTGACAGTAGAACGTATAACAGTCTCAGTAATATCTTTATGTTTTATTCCCTTAGGCTTTCCCAACGGGAGATACTCTAATGTTTTAGTTGCAGAAACTACCTTTACAATATTTGCCCAATCAGTCATTTTATTAATTGTTTTTATTGTTAATCACCCACGAAACAAGAGCCAAAACGCCCTCTGTTGTTAGAAGTATAATAGACGGAAGCCGGAGCATTGAAATTATCATAGGCGCTTCTTTTTGCCGGCTTATAGCCTTCATTCTCCTTTCTCAATCTATTAGTGAACGCTTTATCGTCAGCAGACTTATAGTCTACCATATTGGCTATTTCCTCTTTTACGCGGACAGAAAACTTTGCCATCTTCCATGACTTTTTCAAGCTTTCAGACCAGGTGTATTTTCCGGTCTTGTAGAAGTTGTGAGCCTTTTTCATTATGTCTGATAAATCGTACTTCATATTTGCTTTCTTTATTTATTTTCTTATCTTTGTATTTACTTTAGTTTTATAGCCTTGCTTAAAACGTTGTTTAAAACAACAGTGCAAAGGTAGGTATCTTTTTGGATACTACAAAAATAATAGTATCTTTTTTGATACTATTTTATATGTTATAAAACATATTTTTAGTAAAGCTCTGATTAATATATTGTTATGGTTGAGTTTAGGACAGCATCGAAGGGGAGAAAGGAGTATCCTAAGGTAATAATGCCGGAGGAAAAGGATAAAATCCTGTATGAACTTCTTAATAAAGAGGAAAATGGTTTTTATTTTGAATATAAAAATGTCCCAGACCTTAATATCAGTATGGTGCAATTTGAAAAAGTGATGATTGAACTTGAAGATATGGGGATGCTTAAAATTGAAGGTTATAAGAATGGCGGTAAAATATATCTTAATTCAAAATTGGATACATTCTACCGCTATGGGGGATTTAAGATGCAAGACCAAATGCTTTCAAATGATTTGGAAAGATTAAAACTTGAACTTGAAAATCTTAAGAATGCGGTGGAGCCACCCGTTTCGGAGAAAGTAAAAACCATCACTGAAATTGCGGCATCTATTACATCTGCATTGGCTTTTGCTTTCGGGAGGGTACAGCCCTAAATGTTTTTCAAGAAACGTAATAGGTGATTCTTTTTCACTGTCGCTGCTAATTTCATGCAGTGAATGAAATATTACTTCACCGTCTTCGGCGTTTGTAACGGTTCTCTCTACATTAAGGCTGTTTTTTCCCTCAACGTATCTACGGGAAATTGTAATTGTGTAATTAGGTTTATTTTTCATAATTCGTTCTTTGAAATGTTGTACAATCGGTTAATTGATAATATAATTTTATGGATAAAAATTTGATTTTGATGTGCAAATCTGCTACCGAATACATTATTAGGAACAAAAGCATTTCCCAAAAGAAGTGCGAAGAATTATTTGGTAGTAGTGGTACAGTAGTTTTTGAGAAGCTAAAAAGTTTAGGAGCAGGCAAAAATATTGGATACGGAGATTTGCAAGTCACCCAAGAATCCAAACGGCTTATTGATACTAAACACTTTGACAACCTAATAGAACAGATTGAAAGAGATGAATATGATAGGAACTTGTCAAATAAAAGCAAGAAAGCCACCATAAAATCCGTTCGTATAGCAAAAATAGCTTTGATTTTGTCTATATTTTCGATGACCGGGTGGCCGCAAATGTTTTTTAAATGGCTATGGTCTATCATTCTTAAATCCGTTTATTAGCTTATTTGCGAACTCATGAATAAAGTCTTTTGTATTTAAGAGATTTTTTTTGAACTCATCGTGAAAAACTTTTTCCCCGTTTAAAAATATATCTCTTGAATACAAATCAGAATCTTCATCTACTGACATTATAATTTCAATCTTTGTTATTTTCTTCATTGCTATATAATTTATTAATTGATATAAAACAGTAATACTTGCCCGATTTCTATAATCTGTTGCCATAACATGAGAAAGGAAATCGCCTGACGGATAAGGCTGAGATTATCCAATGTTTAACATTATAATTAACGCTTATGGCAAGAATTACTGTAAGGGTCAAAACCACAACCAGGATTAAAATCCGGCGGACTGTAATTAGGGTTCGCAGAGGTTAAGACCCAAAGGGGTGGCAGACCATTGCTGCCCCTTTAAATATTCATCGTCCTTTTCCTACTTTTGTTTTAGGGAGATTGTATTTGTTTATAATCTCCTCATACGCAGAATAGGCTAAAGAGTCAACGTGCTCGTTGTATTCATTGCCGCTGTGTCCCTTTACCCAAACAAAACATATCTCATGGAGTGATGCGGCGCAATGATGATAGAGGTTTATTAAGTCTAAGTTCTTTTTGGGTTTCTTGCAGTTCGTAAAGCTCGTTATACAATATTGAGAATCTGTATACACGGTTAATGTAGCCCCTTTTGGAACGGATTTTACGGCACTTATTATTGCAAGCATTTCCATACGGTTGTTCGTAGTGCCAACGAATCCTTTTTTGGATTCTTTTATTATTATACCGTCTTTAAGTATTATATAAGCAGACCCGCCTTCTCCATAAGGAGAAAGATTATCGCAACTACCGTCTGTATATGCTTCATATTTAAGACTTACTTTTTCCATTGTAATTATATTAATATTAAGTTTATAGTTATAATGAATATATAGTTTATAATAAGTTATATAACTTAATAAATAATAACCTGCTTTGATTTGAGGTAGGGGAATTGAGCGAATCATCCCCTTACCCGTAGAGAGCGTTTTTCTCTCTTACGGTTTTGGGGATAATTCAAGAGAATGAGCCCGTCATCTCGGCTTTTTCGTCTCGGCTCTGAATTGGGTGCTTCCAATCTCGGCTTTCAGCTTTTACAGAGTTGGTTATCTCGTAACCTGCACCTGCGCACCAGTCTGCTTATTTCAATCGACTGCCTTCTTTCGTGCATCCCCTCACGGGCTTTCACCGTGAAGCTTCGGAAGGTTGTTTTAAATCTGTTATTGGTCGAACGTATTTTCCCCGATAGCCCTCCGCAGTAGCTCGTAAAGCGGAAACAATAACCGATTGTACTTTATAAAATAAAAAAAATCCGTTGCTAAAGTAGAGCGGCAACGGATTTCCATATAGAAAAGCCCACGTTAGGGCGATTGTTTAATCATGTGTCTGTTGCCGCTCTACTTGCAACGGGTGCAAAGATAGTATCTTTTATGATACTATCTAAAATAATAGGAGATTTTTTTATGAAAACTGCAAAAGATAGGTTTCATGAAGTAATGGATAGTCTCGGATTAAATGACTATAAGGTATATACTGGCATAGAGAATATATCCAAAAATATGATGTACAAATTAAGGCAAGGACAAACAGAAGAGGTATCAGTTAAGATACTAATGCCTTTTTGCGAAGCCTACCCCCAGGTCAACGCCAACTACATCCTCACCGGCAAAGGTCCAATGTTCCTTGACAATGAAACTTCACATTCGTCTTTGTCTGAAAAAGATGTGGAAGATTTGCCATCTCCGGAAACTGCTGAATACTGGAAGCGAATGTATGAAACGACAGTAGTCATGTATGAAGCGCAATTTGAGGATTTACAAAGGCGATTTAACGCTCTGAACAAATCTGTGGAAGAAATACAAGACCTATTCAGTGTGAGAAGAAAGGCTGTTTAATATATATGTTTACAAACATGTTTTGAAATAAAACCTTTTCAATATAAAATTTGTTGATATTTTATTTCGACAAGACACAAATTATTAATTTGAAATATAATGAATGAAAATGTAAATCTAATGATGAAGCACATGCTCCGTCTTGCAGAAGCGTATGAAAAATTACTTAAAGAAGTTGTACAACTGAGACAAGAAGTCGCAATACTGAAAGGCGGAAAGGTAAAGGAAAAGAAAATTTATAATATGAAGATTTTAGGCAGTCAGGTTGGCGGAAGTTGATACAAAAAGCGGAAATGTGCTTCATCATTTGGTTTATGTAAAATAGAATAAACAAATAGTTTATTTACCCCGCCAGCCGTATTACTGGCGGGGTGTCATAACGTAAACGTTGTTATTTATAATCAGTCTAAATTACAAATAAATCTGTCTCACATTTTGGTCACATCCCTATTTCTGCTTTAATTTGTATCGAAAGTAATATTATTAACAATGTAGTAAACATTGTTAGGTAGTGTTATGTTTAAATTGCGTCGTTCGTTCTATCGTTCTACAATATTATAGAATAAAGGTGGTATGGGTAATATAAGATTAAAACAAAATTCTCGTTCGTTTAAAAAGAACATCTCTGATTTGAGTAAATCCAATTCAGGGAAGAAGTCTGTATTGTCTGATATTTCCAAAGAGGAACTTGATAAAAGAAGAATACCCGTATATTCATATTTGCTATAATAGGAGTGCATGGGAAGCTGGAGTGAAAGACAAGAAGTAAAGAAAGAGGTCAAGGAAAAAGAGAAAATAAGCCGAGAGACGCTTGGAAAGTTCTTTTATGATTTGGCAAAAACATCATTTGCTGCAATGGTAGCAGGTGGGGCTGTGTCATTTTTCACAAGTTCAAACAATGAGTTATATTGGCTTTTGCTTTTGATTGGAGCTTTTTCAACAATAGTATTTGCTTATATTGGTTATAAAGTGATAAGGAGGTAA